CTTGATCATGCGTGTAGGCTGTTTGGCCTTGGCTCCGCCCATGAGGGCCGCGTGGGGGTACGGGCCGAGGGCTGCGAGGATCGGCGCGGACCATCCGCGCCAGTTATCTCCGGCGACGGTAGCTGTCGCCTTGCCCTCGAGGCCAAGGGCGCCAAGGGCGAGGGCGCGGAATTTGCGCCCGTGGCCCTCACTATGGGGAAGAGCCGCGTGAGCTAGCTCATGCGTTAGGACAGCCGCCACAGTCTCAGCGTCCGGGAGGCCTGCCCCCGTCGAAATAATGATGGACCGCACCCCGTCGGCGCTCGCCTCAGGCGCGTAGCACTCGCCGATGACGCGGTTGGCGGCACGTGACCCGCCGGAGGTCCAACCTACGCCAATACGGAGCGCGGCCGGGAGGGGGTGACCGGCGGCCGCGAATAGTGGCCGGGCCGCGTCGGCAAACGCGTGTAACCACGCCTCCCGGTTAGTAATGGGCGAGGCCGTGGCCTCGCGGGTTGCGGCCTCGAGCGCGGCTAGCACGTCGGTTCGGTCAATGGCGGCGGTCATGGTGTCAGGTCTCCAGAGGGTTAGGGGTTAGCCCCGAAACGCAAGGGTATTATAAAGCGCCATTTGCACCTGACAAGGTGCAAAATGCGTGTAAACGCGAAATCCCTTGTGGCGTAAGGGGTTGCGAGGGGTGGTGAGGGGTTGAGGGCCCCGCCCACCCAAAAAAGGTAGCGCCTCGCGGCGGCCGGCTCCCGCCCCCAAACCGGGCGCCCGCACCTATCCGGGTTCAGCCGCCTCGCCTCAGGGCTCGGCGCTCCGATACACTGGCGCGGCCGCGCCTTTTGGCGCGGCTACTATTCACCTGTATCAAGCTATGCTTGGATGTGCTTGCGCTATGCTTGCCGCCCGGGCCTTAAGGCCCGGGGCTTATTGGCTCTTCGCGGCTATACTTGGGCTAGTCTTCGGCTATGCTTGGATCGGCGCAAGTATAGCCGCGATGGGGTACCCTACCCGAGCTTCGGGCTGCCGCTGTCACTGTCGCATGCCCCACCCACAAATTTTTTTCAGAAATCAGCTTTGACTGCACCTAACTAGGTGCAGGTGCTCCCACAAATTTTTTAAAAAATCAGCTTTGACTGCACCTAACTAGGTGCAGGTGCTCCCACAAATTTTTTCAGAAATCAGCTTTGACTACGCCTAACTAGGTGCAGGTGCTCCCACAAATTTTTTCAAAAATCAGCTTTGACTGCACCTAACTAGGCGCATGCCTGCCCCAAATTTTTTTTTCAAATCTCCCCGGTACCCGCACCCAGCTAGGTGCTACCTGCAACCGGATAGACGCCAACACGGCCTACGTGTTGCGTGTTGCAGATCCCGCAGCTACGTTTCCACCATGCTGCCCTTCAAGCGCCTCACCGACCAAGACCGGGAAAAGCTCGCCACCGCCATCCTGTCTGGCTCGATCCCGCCGGATAAGCTCGCCGCTATCAAGTGGCAGCTTGAGTGGGCCGCGACCGCCCGCCCAAAGCAGGAACCGCCAGATGGCGAGTGGAACGAGTGGGGCCTGCTCGCCGGACGTGGCTTCGGAAAGACGCTCACAGGGGCGCAGTGGCTGGGATCAGATACCTACTTCGATCCGAACGCCTTCCCGGGCGCGGTGATCGCCCCTACGCTGAACGACGTGAGGCACACCTGTTTCGAAGGACCGGCCGGGCTGCTGACGATCATCCCGCCCGATCTGATCCTCGACTACAACAAGACCAACCTGATCATCACGATGAAGACGGAGAGCGGGAAACCGGCGATCATCCGCGGGTTCTCAGCCGAGGAGCCGGAAAGGTTGCGGGGGCCCCAGTTCGCCCGGCTGTGGTGCTTCGTTGCGGGAACGCAGGTTTCAACGCCAACCGGCGACGTGCCTATCGAGCGCCTCCAGCCCGGAGATCTCGTCCTTACCCGCAAAGGGCCGCGGCGCGTCGCCGCCAACAGTGTTCGTAAGGCAGACGTTGGGCGGGTCACGTTCGATAACGGCGCTTCGCTCGTTGGCACCGCGGACCATCCGGTATGGAGCGCCGATGGTTGGGTGCGCTTCGATCAGATCAGCGCTGGGGACCCGGTGCAGCGGCTCTCCCATACTAGACCTGTCGAGACGACGGCACTCAGCGTTGCGTCAACTTGGCGACCAGAAGGGCGACAGTTCGTGTACTGCCTGAAGGTCGAGGGCGAGCCTGAGTACTTCGCCAACGGCGTGCTGGTCCACAACTGCGACGAGCTGGCCGCATGGACGAAGGGCGAGGAGACGTGGGACATGGCCATGATGGGCCTGCGGCTCGGGCCGCTGCCCCGGGTGGTGTGGACCACGACGCCGAAGCCGAAGGACTTGGTGCGCAAGCTGGTGAGCGAGAAGAAAGGGCGGGTGATCACCACCGGGTCGACGTACGAAAACAGGGCCCACCTGCCGCAGTCGTTCTTCGATCAGCTGGCGCAGTACGAGGGCACGCAGCTCGGGCGGCAGGAACTTTTGGGCGAGCTGATCGACGCGGAAGAGGGCGGCATCGTCGCCCGGTCGATGTTCAAGCTGTGGCCGAGCGGTAACCCGTTACCGGCGTTCGACTGGATCATCATGTCGCTCGATACGGCGTTCACGGAGAAGACGCTGAACAAGCGGACCGGGGACGCGGACAGCTCGGCGTGCACGGTCTGGGGTGTGTTCTGGCACAACGACGTGCGGCAGGTGATGCTGCTCGACTGCTGGTCCGAGCAGTACGGGCTGCCGGACCTGATGAAGCGGGTGAAGAAGGAACTGAACGTTGCGTACGGGGACGACGGCGACAGGGCTCTGATCCGGCCCCTGTTCGGTTCGGCCAAGCCTATGGGCAGCGGGCGCAAGCCTGACATCCTGCTGATCGAGGACAAGGGGAGCGGCATCTCGCTGCGGCAGATGCTGGACCGGGAAGGGATCACGGCCTACGCCTACAATCCGGGCCGGGCGGACAAGCTGGCGCGGCTGCACATGGTGTCGCACATCTTTGCGCGGGGGCAGGTCTGGCTGCCGGAGAGCGAGAAGCTGGCGGGCAAGCCGAAGACGTGGATCGAGCCGATGCTGGCGCAGCTGTGCTCGTTCACGGGGAGCGGGTCGATCAAGCACGATGATTATGTCGATAGTTGCACGCAGGCTCTGCGATTGATGATGGACAAGAACCTGCTGGACATGACACCCATGCCGAAGAGGGCGGCGTACGACGATGGATACTCGCCCAAAGGGCCGCGGGTGAACCCATATGCCGTGTAAACAGGCTTGCAGTTGATCAGTTGCGTGAAACGCGAGATAGTCGGCGCTTGGCGCGAGCGGTGCGAGCCTGAGAGGTCTGGGCGATGAACGACGACGAAGAACTCGAAGGCGAATACGTCGAGATCGAGCCTGAAGAGGAAGACGTCGTCGACACCGAGGACGGCGGGGCGCTCGTCACGCTGGACGAGGACGAGCGGCCCGGGGATGACGAGTTCCTGTCAAACTTGGCCGAGACGCTGCCCGAGAGCGAGCTGGACCAGCTCAGCGCGACGCTGATGGACCTCATCGCCCGGGACAAGGAAGCCCGGAAGAAGCGCGACGAGCAGTACGAGGAGGGCATCCGGCGGACCGGGCTCGGAGATGACGCGCCGGGCGGCGCGTCGTTCAGCGGAGCGTCCCGCGTTGTCCACCCGATGATCACCGAGGTCTGCGTCGACTTCTCGTCGCGGGCGATCAAGGAACTGTTCCCACCCGACGGGCCGGTGAAGACCAAGATCGTCGGCGAGACGACCAAGGAGCGGGTGTCGAAAGCCGCGCGCAAGGCCGAGCTGATGAACCTGCAGCTCACCAGCCAGTCGCCGGCGTTCCGGTCGGAGCTGGAGCAGCTGCTCACGCAGGTTCCGCTCGGCGGCGCCCAGTACATGAAGGTGACGTGGGACGAGCAGCGCAACCGTCCGAACTTCCTGTTCGTGGCGATTGACGACATCTACCTGCCCTACGCTGCGACGAACTTCTACACGGCGGAGCGCAAGACCCACGTCCTGTACATGACCAAGCAGGCCTTCGAGAAAAAGGTCCGGGATGGCGCGTACCGGGATGTTCAGCTGGTCGCTCCGGGCGGAGAGCCCGAGGTGTCGGCCGCGGAGCGCGCCAACGACAAGATCGAGGGGCGTGAAAGCACCGCGTACAACGAGGACGGCCTGCGGACCGTGTTCGAGATCTACGCCACTGTCGAGCTGGAGAGCGACGTGGGGCCTGCGCCCTACATCATCACCATCGACAAGACCTCGGCGCAGGTGGTGGCGGTCTATCGCAACTGGGACGAGGACGACGCCAGCCGCGAAGAGCTGCAGTGGATCATCGAGTTCCCGTTCGTGCCGTGGCGCGGGGCCTACCCCATCGGCATCATCCACATGATCGGCGGCCTTTCGGCCGCTGCGACGGGGTCTTTGAGGGCGCTGCTGGACGCGGCGCACATCTCGAACTCCCAGACGATGATCAAGCTCAAGGGCGGCAGCCGCGGCGGCCAGTCCCTTGACCTCCAGCCCACCACAGTTACCGAGATCGAGGGTGGGCTGAACGTCGATGACGTGCGGAAGCTGGCCATGCCGCTCCCGTTCAACCAGCCATCGGCCGTTTTGTTCCAGCTGCTGGGCTTTTTGGTCGACGCGGGCAACAAGGTCGTCCGCACGACGCTCGACGACATGTCGGACGCGGGCCAGAACGCGCCTGTTGGCACGACCTTGGCCAAGATCGAGCAGGGGATGGTCGTGTTTTCGGCCATCCACTCCCGTTTGCACGCCGCGATGGAGCGGTTGCTGGGCGTTCTGCACCGTCTGAACGAGATGTACCTCGACGACGAGGCGCTTGAGGAGCAGACGGGGTCGAAACTGGCCTCCCGGAAGGACTTTTCCGGGCCTCTGGACGTCGTTCCGGTCTCTGATCCGAACATTTTCAGCGAAGCGCAGCGTTTTGCGCAGGTTCAGGCCGTCGCGCAGCGCGCCGCGATGCTTCCGCAGCTTTACGACCTGCGGAAAGTCGAGCAGCGCATCCTTTCGACGCTGAAAATCCCCGATCCCGAGGGGCTTTTGCAGCCGGCGATGACGCCGAACGAGGAAAATGCGGTCGCGGAGAACGTGAAAGCGGCCCTCGGGCGGCCTGTGATCGCGTTTCCGGATCAAGACCACATTGCGCACCTGAAAACGCACCTTTCCTTCATGCTGTCGCCCACCTTGGGCACCAATCCGCTCATCGCGCCGGCCGCTTTGCCCATCCTGCTCGGCCACCTGAAGGAGCACATGGTCCTTTGGTACGCCGCCGAGGTCTACAGGACCGCAGGTGACGCCAATACGGTAATCGGCGCCCCGATGGACATGGAAGAACTGCTGAAGACGACCACCGAGAAGGAAGACAAGCAGGCGCTCGACCGGATGGTCGCAGAGGCCTCGCTGAACACAGTGGTGGCGGCCGAGGAGGCGTTTTCCCAGCTCCCGCCGGTCATCCAGCAGGTCATGCAGATGGTCCAGCAGCTCACGCCGCCTCCGCCCATGGACCCGGCCGCGCAGGCCGCCATGGCCGACATCCAGATGCGTGGCGAGGTCGCCAAGCAGAAGGCCGAGCTGGAGGCGATGAAGCTCGAAGTCCAGAAGCAGCGCGACGCGATCAACGCCGAGCTGGAGAAGATGCGGGTTCTTGCCGAGAACCAGCGCGAGCAAGCCCGCCTCCGGTCGGAAGAGCAGCAGACCGTCGCGGAACTGGAAGCCCGCATCGAGATGAACGACGCCGACAACGCGACCGCCCGGGAACTTGCCGGACAGCGCGTCGCGATGAACCCCAACCCCACCCCCAGATAGGACAACGGCCATGGCCAAGGCGCCCAAGACCCCCCTTCCTACCGTTCCGATCCACATGCAGAAGCGGCTGGCCATGGGCCACATGGCTGAGACCGGCGCGGGCGCTGGCCCAATGGGCGGGAAGAACCCGCCCAAAACGCCCGCATGAGGATCGAGCCGCTACTTCGGCGACTTGAGGCGGAGCAGGCGGCGCTGGCGAAGGCCGCGTTGACCTCTCCGCAAGCGCGCGACCTGTTCGAGTACGGGAGAGTTGTCGGGGTGCATGCTGGCCTTGCGCAGGCCATCACGATCATCCTTGAGATGGCTGACGAGCAGGACCGCAAAGGACAGTTTCTGTAACCGCATGAGGAGCACATGCTGGAAATCGCGAACAAGATCTCGTTCGGATACGAGAGCCTAGACGAGGCCTTCCCGGCCTGCGACCCGGGGGTGAACCCCTTCGGTTCGCGGGTGCTGGTGCAGGTCCGCACCCCGAAGCAGAAGACGTCGGGCGGGATCATCCTGACCCGCGACGTGCAGGAAACCGAGGCGTGGAACACGCAGGTCGGCAAGATCCTCGCCGTCGGACCGCTGGCGTTCCGTGATCGCAAGACCATGGAGCAGTGGCCGGAAGGCGTCTGGTGCGAGATCGGCGACTTTGTCCGGGTGCCGCGCTACGGCGGCGACAAGTGGACCGTCCCGGCGGCCAACGGCGACGACGCGGTCGTCGTCATATTCAACGACCTCGATCTGGTCGGCAAGATCGTCGGCGACCCGCTGGCGGTCAAGGCCTTCCTCTGATCGATAAGGCTGAAAGGAGCCGGTCATGACCCCAGAAGACGAAGAAGAACTGATCATCGTCGAGACCGACGAGATCCCGTCGCCCGAGACGCTCAACGCCGAGCCTGAGAACGAGGCGGAAGAGCCCGACGATCAGGACGAGGACGGCGATGCGCGCCTGTCCGAGGACGACGAGGATGAGGATACGCCTCCGAACCGCAAGAAGCGGCTGAAGAGGCGCCAGCTTCAGAAGCAGGCCAAGGAGCGCACCATTCAGGAGCTTCAGCTCCTGCGGCAGCAGAACGAGGAGCTTGCCCGGCGCCTCGCTGCGGTCGAAGGCAACGCCCTGACCCAGAGCAGCGCCCAGATCGACCAGCGGCTGGCGGAAGCCACCCGTGAGATCAGTCAGGCTGAGCTGATCATCGCCCGCGCCATCGAGGCCGGGAACGGCGAGGACGTCACCGCAGCCATCCGCATGCGCGACGAGGCCAAGGCCCGCGAGCAGCAGCTCGCCGCGGCCAAGAACCAGCTTGAGAGCGCCCGCTCGGCGCCACCGGCTGTCGACCCCCGGGTCGCCCA